TGGCGCAGAAGGCCGTGCGGCGGTCGCTGATGCAGCTGCACAGGGCAAGGTGGTCCCCATCAAGGAGGTCCCGCAGGGTCGCCTCAGCTGGGAGGCGCTCTCGGCATTCAACATTCTGGTCCCTCCCGGCATTCCCAACGAGCGATACTTCCCATGGGAAGGGATCATCAGGCCGACCCTCTTGTCGTCCATCAAGGAGACCTACGGGGCTGCCGCGAAGGATCTAAAAGAGGATACGGACATCCAGAGCATCATCGGGACGTCCACCAGCAGCCGAGGCGGAAGCCCGACTGCTTACCAGTACAACACGTCTCAGGACATGCGCCAGTCAAGGCTGCGTGATCACTCTTGGCTGTGGACATATTTTGAGCGGCCGAGCAGCTTTTTCCGTCGTGGACGGATTTTGATCTTTGCAGGTGCAGAGTTGCGGCTGATGGATCAAATCCCTGAGCTTGACTACATCGCCCCTGATGGGACTTACCGGAGTGGCATCACCTATTTCCACTGGTGGAAGCGTACCGGTCAGTTCTTCTCCAGAGGCCTTGTCGAGGTGATGAAGGACGGCCAGCGGACGATCAACAAGCGTCGCACTCAGCAGAACGAGATCATCGACCGGGGGATGCCGTATCTCCTGGTCGGCACGAACTCTGCGATGCTGAAGCGCGCCGGTACGCCGGTCGAATATGTCAAGGTTGCAGAGAATGAGCGCCCTCCGCAGCCGGTTGCTGGTGTCGGTCCTGGACCGTGGATGCAGGCCGATGTCGAGGCGATTCGTGAGGATCTGGAGCATGCGACCGGGATCAAGGGTCCTCGCCTTGGTGAGAATCCGGCCAACATCACGACTTATTCGCAGCTGGCGCTGGTGTCGGAGAATGAGCGAACCAAGCGCCGGAAGATCATCCGTCGGCGGCAGCTGGCCATCAACCGGCTGGTCGAGGACACGATCTACGACATGCGGAAGTATTGGGGCGACAAGAAGATGATCGCCTTGGCTGGAGACTCATCGATGGCCGAGGCGTCTATCTTCAATGCTACGAAGATTCCGCCTTTCTATATCGTTCGCGAGGCTCCGGGTGCGTCAAAGCCTCGCTCTCAGGCGGCGGAACTGAAGCTGATCGAGCAGGTCTATCAGTATTCGCTGAATGCGCAGCAGCCGGTCCCGGTTTCCTGGGTGAAGGATTCCCTGGAGTCGGGTCAGGCGCTCGACTTGCCGACTCAGCCCATCGATCCTCAGCGCCAGAAGGCTGCGGTTGAGAACCATTACCTCATGCAGGGCATCCACGTTCCCGTGGATTACTTCGACATCCCTGCTGTCCACATTCCTAGTCATCGGGCTTCCCAGATTCAGGCGATCTTGGCTGGTGACCAACTTGCAGCCGATACGCATGAGGCTCATATTCAGGGTCACTTGCAGGCTGCACAGGCAAATGCGGCGGAGGTTGCACAGGCAGGCGGCGATGCACAACCGGAAACTGGCCCTCCCCCCGGTCAGCCCGGACAGCCGCCTGCCGCTCCTCCTGGACCGCTGTCTCAGCTTCCTCCTGGCGCGGACCTGCCGCTTCAGATGGATCCGTCACAGGCTCCACTTTCTCCAGATCAGCAGGGAGGCCCAAATGGCCAAGCGCCGCCGCCACAGTAACCTTACCCATGCGCTGGCGGGGAAGGCCAAGGTCCAGAAGACGATGCACGAATTCAAGTCAGGCAACCTTCATTCTGGTTCCAAGACCGGGCCGAAGGTTACCAATCCCAAACAGGCTATCGCTATTGCGCTGAGCCAGGCACGGAGGAGGCTATGAGCGGTTTCATCGGCCCACTGTCGGCAGCCCCCGCTGGCTCAACCGGCAACAATACGCATGCAAGCGTCAAGGCTTCGCCAGCGGCGAACAAGACGGCTCTCTCTGTCATCGTAGAGGCCGTTGGTGGGACTCCAACATTGACTTACAAGTGGCAGGGATCGATGGATCCGGATGCGATCGCCGATGCGAGCGCGCAGTGGCAGGATCTTGCACTTCTTCCCGCGGGTTCGGATACGGTTACGGCGGCTCCAGCCGCCGTCACCGCTGTCGGAGTGGCAACATTGTTCCTCGCACAGTCCGCTACTCGATTCTTCCGACGCTATCGACTGGTTACTTCTCTTAACACCAACGTGACCTATCGAGGCGAGATTCACCAGCAGTACACCAACTGAAAGGACACCATGGGTGCAGTCACTGTAGTAGTCAGGAAGCGGAATTACTCGGGGGCCGCGAAGATCGTCATCGCCGATGTGACCTTCAGCGGCACCTATGCGGCTGGTGGTGATTCCTACACCAACTCGCAGTTCGAGATGGACACCATCGACGCGATTGCCGACTCCGGCTCGGCTGTGGCGTCGGCTTCGACCGGGTACTCGCTTTCTCCGGATCTGGCGAACAAGAAGCTGAGACTTCTCGGCGGTGCAGCTTCGGGAGTGGCGCTGGCCGAGACAGGTACGGCTGGTCAGACGGGGACCGTTCAGCGGGTCGTCGTCTACGGCAACAACCCCTACATCTAAGGGAGGGAGTGCATTGCGCACAACCCGTCTGTTTCATCAAGTGGACCCCGATGGGGGTTCTGTCGATGCGGGTGGTGCGCCCCCGCCTGAGGAAGCTCCATCGTGGGGCGGTCCGTCGGAGGAAGAGTGGAATGCGGTTCAGCAGGGATTGAGCTACGTGATTCAGAACATGCCGCAGACCAACGGCGAGCAGCCCGAGGAGCAGTTCGATCCGTTCAACGAGAATTTCGGTCTGTCTGTTCGTGGCTACATCGACGAGAGACTGGCTCCCTACAACGAGATGGCCCATGAAATGGCCATGTCCGAAGCCGACGAGAGGGCGAAAGACATCCTCCAGGACGACGCTACCGCCAACGGCGAATTCGACCTGGAAGTGGCGCGGCTTCGCGCCGATGCCATGTTCCCCGAGTTTGCTGCTCGGTTCGGCAACACGCCCAAGGCAGCCGAGGAAGCTCTTCATGCTGCGGCACAGGTGCAGCGTGACTACGAAGCTGGGATGGCTGAGCGAGCGCTCAACAGGGAGCAGAATCAACTTGCGACGCTGGCGAACGCGCGTCGCGAGCCGCCGGTTGCTGGGACCGCAGCGACCGGTGTACATGTCACTCCCAACGGCGGTGACGAGATGGACCTCGTACGCAAGTACTTCCCCCCGACAAGACCATAAGGTGGTGACACTGGGTGGCTGACAACGTTCTATCGACATGGCAGCCCTTTCTCTTCGACCTGAAGGGGAAGGTCTGGGAGGTATTCCCGTCGGAGGCTCCTTTCCTGGCGGAAATGAGCGGCTACAGCAGCGCGATGCAGAACGTCGACCACGCGAGCAAGGTCGTGCGGCTCGACCGAGAGATGGCGTCCGGTCGCGACATCTTCTCGGGTAAGCAGGTCCGGCACACGCTGATCCTCGCCGGTCTGCCCGGAGGCGGGTGGGTCCAGGAAGGTTCGACCTGGAACGTCCCGCAGGTTCTCCCCTCGACGGAGATCCACATCAATCTGGTTCGTGCGCTGGTTCCGTTCAGCGTGTCGGTCGATGTGGAGCGTGACTCCTTCGACAACTCCAACGCGACGGCGGTAGCGACTCTCGTCAACGAGGCTCGTACCGCGCTCGCAAGGCAGGAGAACCTCGCCTTCCTCGGCGACGGTACAGGCCTCATCGCGACTGTCACCGACGCTGCGACTTCCCTGACCACGACGATCACCGGCGGTAACTGGGACGTGCTTCTTCCCGGCACGGTCTGGGACATCAAGACCCGCACGACCGGTGCAGATCCTGGTCAGGGACTCCGCCGGAAGATCGCGTCGGTCGCTCCGACGGCAGGTTCCGACTCCGCCGGTGTCATCACGTGGGATACCGCTCAGCAGGCGTCCGACGGTGGGACCGGCAACATTGTCCACGCTGCGACCGAGGGAATCTATCCCTGTGGGTCGTGGTCCAACTCGACCGGTGCGACCGCCCCGGGCGCGATGGTCGCTCAGGGACTGGAGCAGGCGGCAGCTACGTCCGGAACTTTCGAGGCCGTGGACAAGGCCAACGTCCCGCAGTGGCAGGGGACGGATGGCCGTGGTGGCGACACCTCGGTCATTCCCCTCTCCGACCAGATGCTCGACGGCGCGGTTCGTCGTGGTCGTCGCGCGGGACTCGGCACCTGGGACTTCGGGATGGGTGATCCGTCCTGCATCGACCTGTACAAGCAGGGCAAGTATGCGCAGGTCAAGTACGACCCGCAGGTTCTCACTCTCGTTTCGGGGTTCTCGGGAATCCTCTACGAGGGAGCGGACAAGCCCTTCCCGATCATCAAGGAGCCGATGCATCGCAAGGGCGGCATCAAGCTGATCGACAAGGGGAGCTTCCAGCTCTATGGCGACCAACCCGGCCCGACGTTCCTGGAGGACGACGGGGCGATGTTCCGCCGGTTCTCCCGGACGCTGGCTAAGGAAGCGGACATGCTCGATCGCGTCCAGCTGGGCGTCACCAAGTGCAACACGCTCATCTTCCTGAACAACCTGCTGAGCGCAAGCTAGGAAGAGGAGGCCTGGATGGTCAAGTACGAACCGC